ATCAGCGCCCGCGACGTCAGCCAGCACCCGATGAACGCCGGCAGCCTCCGGTCGACGCCGCCCTCGCAGGGCATGACCGGCGAGCGCTCCGCGTACGACCGCTTCACGACCAGCCCCCGCTCGCCGGCGACGCGGCAGGACGGCAACGTCGAGGAAGCGAGCCAGTGGTCTGACTTTGCGATGGGCGGAATGGCCATGGGCCACTCCCCGCGCCAGAACAAGGCCATTCACGCCCACGGCGCCCACCGGATGCCCCCTCTGGGCGGCATGGGCGGGCAGCAGATGGGTGGCCCGGGCGGCATGCCGGTAGGCGGCCCGCCGCGCCCGCCGGCGCCCCCGGCCGGCATGGGCGCCCCCCCGGGAATGGGTGGTCCGCCGGGGATGGGTGGTCCGCCGGGCATGGGCCCGGGGATGCCCCCGATGGGTCCCCAAATGCACAGCCGCGGCGGTCGTCACCGCTACTAAGGAGGTTCCGTGGCAACGTCCGGGACCGTCAGCGCGACCGTCTTCGAGACCCGCCGGATCATTGATCTGGCCCTCGGCGCGTGCAAGATGAAGCCCCAGCAAATTACGGGGGAGATGATCGATCAAGCGACATCTCTCCTGTACCTGTGGCTGGTCGATCTTGCGCTCGACGGCGCCCCCCTGTGGACGATCGAAAAGATCATGCTTCCGCTCTACGACAACGTCGCCAACATCCCGTTGCCGATCGGTACGTACGAGATGAAGGCGATCAATTACCGGACCCCGGTGACGGTCTCCAACACGTTCTCCTACAGCGCGCCGAACGTCGTCTGCACCTTTGGCACGCCCACCGTCGCAACCTCGATGGCCATCCAGTGGTCCTCGAGCTCAGTGCCGATCGCGCTGAATGTGTTCGCTTCTCCGGACGGTGTGACGTTCACCCAGCTCAACGTCACGAACTACGTTTGGCCCGTCGCGCAGGGACTGACCGGGCAGCTCGTGTGGTACGACCTCGACGGGTGCCCGGTTAACACGCAGTACCTGCGCCTTGTGCCGCAGGTCTCCACGCAGAACCTGTCCGGTATCAGCGCCGTCTACACCTACGGCGGCCAGACCAACACCTCCGGCCAGACCGAGATTCCGTTGGCGGTCCTGAATCGGGACGATTACTTCAACCTCCCGAACAAGACCTTCAATAACCGCCCGCTGCAGTTCTGGTTCGACCGCGCCGTGCCGACCCAGTATCTGCGGACGTGGTCAGTGCCGTCCGGCGTCCTGCTAACGAATTGTCTGGTCGCCCAGCGCCAGCGGTACGTGCAGGACGTCGGCTCACTCTCCCAGACCATCGAATGCACTCCCCACTGGTACAAGGCCGCGATAGACGGTCTCGCCGTAAAGTGCAACCGCTACATCCCCGACACTGACCCCTCGACCGTGGCTGGCAACATCGCCGCCGCGGCGGAGTCGTTGACGCGCGCGTGGGGCGGCGAGCAGGAGCCGGGCCCGCTGACCTATACCCCGCAGATCGGGTGCTACACGAAATGAGCATCTGGCTCGACACGACCGGCAAGGACAGCTTGGGCATTGGCGTGTGCGACAGGTGCAAGCTGAAGATGCCGATCTCTGACATGGTCCCGGATCCGAACAGTCCGGGGCTCATGATGCACCAGCACTGCGTCGATCAGTTTGATCCGTACCGCCTGCCCGCGCGGCAGCCGGACCCGATCATCCTGAAGACGGTGCGCCCGGACTACGTCCTGACGGCCCCGGCGGTGTTGATAGGCACCCCGACCGGCAACCCCAACACGGACCCGTGGCCATGGCCCGGTCCGCCCTATTCACCACCGGATACCTGATCCATGGCCACACTGCAGAATCCCATCGCCGTCGCCAACCTGCCTACGTCGCTTTCGGCGAACAACGTCACGTCAGGCCCGGGCTCGGCGATCAACTGGATCATCAGCGCCCTGACCGTTGCCAACACCAGCACGACGCAGGCAATCAACGTCTCGGTCGGCATCACCAGCGGCGGCACGACCTACTACCTTGCCCGTCTGGCAAACCTGCCGATCGGCGAGACGCTGACCATCGGCGGCAACGGCGCGAAGCTGATCCTCGGCAACGGCTGGGGCATCTCGGCATACTCCGACACCGCGACCTCCGCGGACTGCACGGTACACTACGCCTCGGTGCCGTAATGGGCCGCGTTAGTACCGGCGCACTGACGGTTCAGACGTTGACGGTAGGTCGTGAGACCGTACCGCCGTCGACCCGTTCCAACAGTGCCGTACTCGAAGTGCAGTCCACGGCAAACGTCAATCCCGTTTTTGTTCAATTTCGAAACACTAACTCAAACAGTTTCGGTACAGCCAGCCATCAATTTGATGCTTTGAATTCGTCGCTTGCGCGCGTTAATTACGCGTCAATCGACATGTTCATTATTTCAAACACCGCCGGGTCACACTCCAGCGCGGTAAGCATCAATATAACAAATGCGGGAGTTACAAAAATCCCGCTAACTGTAAACGGCAACGCTTCTGCGTCGGCCATAACTGCCGTTGGCGTCAATTCTTCTCAGGTGGTGGTGCAGATTACCTGTTCCACGGGCGGCGCCTCGGGCCTTTTGGTCACCGACGGCACGCAGGCTTTCAGCGTCTATACCTCGGCCGGCAACGTGCTATTCGGGTCCACGACCAACGTCGCCGCGCAGATCGTTACCAACTCAGTCGCTCGCATTACGGTCGCCAACACGGGCGGAGTGTCGATCGCCGCCTCTTCTGCTGGCAACTCACTGAACGTCACCGTCTCAGGAGGCAATGGGGTCGGCATTTCCGCGGCTGCAGCGGCGGGGGCGTACCTGTTTGTTGCCGGCAACGGCGCCACGCAGGGAACTCAGGGCTTGACGATTTACCACGACTCAACCGGCGCCTACCTGCAAACCAACACGACCGACGGCTTGTTTGTCAAAACCAACGGCACCACCGCCTTTACGGTCAGCACGGGTCAGGTTGTGAAATTTACGAACTCCGTGGGAATTAACGGCGCCAACGGAACCACGGGACTTTCAGGATGGGGAGCCGCAAGCGGTGGTGCCGTAGTAAACAACTACCCCGGCGCGACGGCAACGCTTTTGCAAACGACCAACGCGATGGCTCAGGTCATCAACCAGCTGATCGCTTTCGGCATCTTCAAGGTTTAACGAATGGCCAAAACATTTGGCGGTGGCCAGCTCAATCTGCAGCGCCTGACGGTCGGTCAGGAGACTGCTGCCGTCCCGTCTGCCGTTACGGTGGACGTGGTTGCCAACGCCACCAACACCGCCACGGTCTCGCTTTACCGCAATCAGTCGGCGGCGACGAGCGTGATCGGCATTCGCCGTTTTGATGGCCTGAACAGCACCCCCGCTCGAGTAACGTACGCCGCCATTCAATCGTCGATTACTGCCAACACGGCAGGAGCGCACGTTGGCGCTGTGCAGGTGCAGGTTGCCAAGGCGGGAACGCTTACGACGCTGTTGTCCGTTGACGGCACCAACGGCGTAACGATCAACCCATCCACAAGCGGCAACGCGCTGAGTGTTTTTCAAAACGCTGGCGCGACCGCCGTCACGCTGACCAATTGCCCCTTGGACGCGGTCGGCACCGCCAATTCGTACGTGCAGGTTGACGTTCACAACAGCTCCAACGGCGCTCTGGCGTCTTCGGATTTCATTGCCACTGCGGACACCGGCACGGACACGACCCAGTACATCGACATGGGCGTGAACAGCTCTGGCTTTTCCAGCGCTGGCTGGACCATTTCGGGTCCTCTTGACACGTACCTTTACGCCTCCGACGGCGCGATGACGATTGGCACCGCATCCGCCCAGTCTCTCAGTTTTCACACCGGCGGCACGCTCGCGGCCAACATTCGATTGACGCTTAACGCCACTGGCGACATTTTTGGACGAGGCATTTCTCGAGTGGTGTACGCCAGCTCGCAGACGGCCTTCATCAGCAACACGACACTGACCAACACCCCCTTGGTGTTTTCTTCGGTTCCGGCCGGAACGTACGCCTTCAAGGCTTTTTTGCCCATGGTCGGCAACGTCGTGGGAACGATGGGTGCCAAGTTCAAATTGACCGTGGGTGGCACAAACATCGGCAACAGTTTTTCTGCCGCCTACGGCGTCGTCAACAACGCCGCCAGCACCACCCTTGCTATTTCGGGCATCGGTACGCAGATTACATACACCAACGTCTCGACCGGCAATGGCGACTACACCATCTACGAAGGGTCTTTCACGACGACCACCGCCGGAGCCGTGGCGATACAGATGGCGCAAAACACTTCAACGGCGCAGAGCCTCATATTGCAAGACAGGGCCTACCTCATGCTGACGCAGCTTTCGTAATGTCTCACCATATCCCGGATGCCATGCAAGTAAAACTCGCCGACGTTGCCGCCGCAACCAGCGGCTTGGTGTGGTTGTCGGCCAAGGCTTCTGAGTGGGCCCCAATCCTGCAGGACATATCGTTTCTCATCGCTTCCGTCGCCGGCGTGGTAGCCATCTTCTACCACCTTCACAACTGGGACCGCAAGTGAGCTTTGACTCCGCGTTCGATCAACTTCTTGGCCTCGAGGGCAACTACTCCAATGACCCACAAGATCCGGGGGGAGAGACCATGTGGGGCGTCACCGAGAGGGTGGCAAGGGAACACGGATATACCGGGCCCATGCGAGATCTTCCTCGAGAGGTGGCCAAGGACATCTACCGCAAATCGTACTGGGACGAGTGCTCCTGCGACAGGCTTCCCGAAAAGCTTGCCGGCTGCGTTTTCAAAGAGTGCGTCAACGAAGGAACCGAAGAGATAAAGCTGTGCCTGCAACGCGCGCTGGGGGTGACGGTAGACGGCAAGATCGGCCCGCAGACCATTCACGCCGCGAATGCTTATCCTTCGCCGAATGAGTTGATTGCCCTGTTTCTGGCGGAGTGCGGCCTGTACTACATTACGCGCCCGGGCTTCCCGCGCTACGGGCGTGGCTGGCTGAAGCGCCTGTTCCTTGTCTCCATGGAGAGCTGACATGTCGAACCTGTCCACTTTTGGCAGCAGCGCGCTGCACGTCATCGAGTCCCTTGCCCCGACCGTCGCGACGGCCCTCGGTGGCCCGTTTGCTGGCACGGCCGTGGTGGCGCTCGAGAAGGCATTGGGCGTGACGGGCAAGGAAAGCGTCGAGTCGGCGATCATGACCGCCAACCCCGAGACCCTGCTGAAACTGAAAGAGGCGGAGCTGGAGCTGCAGAAGACGCTCTCCGAGCTCAAGATCCAGCAGGAGGCCCTTGAATACGGAGACGTCAAGAGCGCCCGCGAGCGGGACATGGCCTACGTCGCCAACCACCAGCGCAATTACCGGGCAGACGTCCTTGCCTATGGGGCGCTGGTCGCTTTCGTTGCGGCCGGATGGGCCCTCTTTGCGAAGGTGCTGCCCCCGGAAAACCGCGAGCTCATCGTGTACCTCCTTGGCGCCCTGACCGTCATCGTCAAGGACATCTACGGCTTTGAGTTTGGCTCGAGCAAGGCCAGTCAGGACAAGTCGGAAACCATCGCCGAACTTTCTGCCAGCAAGAAGTAAACCATGCCTACAGAGATGACCTTCACCTCACTGCAGTCGGACCTTCAGTCCTATCTGCAGCGCGGAACCTCCACCGACCCCCTCGTGTATGCCCAGCTTCCGAAGCTGATCAACAACGCGGAGCGTCGAATCGCGCGCGAGTTGAAGGTCCTTGGGTTTCAAACTCCGATCGTGGCGACGCTGCAGCCGGGTGCCAATGGTCAGGTGCTGGCCAAGCCAGACCGCTGGCGGGCGACGGTCAGCATGAACTACGGCGCTGTCAACGCGTCCGGGTCTTTCAATGTCAGAACCCCGATTTTCCCGCGGGCCTACGAGTACATCCGGGCCTATTGGCCCGACGATTCCGTGACGGGGCCTCCGAAGTTCTACGCCGACTACGACTACAACAACTGGCTGATCGGTCCGACCCCGGATCAGGCGTACCCGATCGAGATTCAGTGCTGGTTCCTTCCGGCCCTGCTCGACGCCAACAACCAAATCAACTGGACCTCGACCTACTGCCCTGACGTCTTGCTGTACGCGTCTCTGCTCGAGTGCGCTCCGTTCATCGTGAACGACGCCCGCATTCCGACGTGGGACAAGTACTACCAAGACCGCATGTCGGGCCTGTCCACCGAGGACGCGCAGCGGATCATTGACCGCACCACGCACCGAGAGACGCCATAATGCCCACAGGCTTCACTACCGTCTTCCAAGGGAACACGGTCTACCAGTCCCCGCTGTCGTATGCCGCCTACAACATCACCAGCAGCGCCGCGCCGCTGGTGCTGCAGTGGGCTCTGGACAATTTCCCGGCAAACGGCAACGTCGTTGCGAAGATCATGGACGTCAACTGCACCGCCGTCAGCGGCTCGCTGCAGCTGCCGGCCGCGACCAACGCGACCGCCGGCGAAACGACCCTGATCAACAACACCGGCACCCAGAACCTGATCGTCTACGACGACACGAACCCGGGCGTCAGCGGCACGATTCTGGCAACGCTTGTCCCGGGCTCGCTCTGGCAGTTCTACCTGCGCTCCAACGCGACGCAGGCCGGCACGTGGGGCGCCTTCCAGTACGGGGCGCAGGTCAGCGCCTTAAACGCGTCGAACCTTGCCAGCAACAGCGTGATCGCGATCGGCACGACCCTCAACCAGTCGATGCCTGTCAAGTCGCTGTCGGCCGCGACCTACACCCTCAGTACCGCCGCGCCGCCCTCCGGAGACCGGGACCAGTTCCTCGTAAACACCGGTGGCGCCTCGGTCTGGACCCTCCCCGCGGCCTCCGCCGCCGGCGCGGGCTGGTACGTCCAGATCCGCAACCAAGGCACGGGCGGCCTGACGCTACAGGCGGGCAACAACATCGACCAGATCAACGGCGTCTCGGGGTCCCCGGCCACGATCTCGCTGAACGTCAAGGACTCGTGCTTTATCACGTCCGACGGTACCAACTGGTGGACCATCGGCCTGACGAACCTCCTGAATGCCGGCTTCCAGTACAATGCCCTGTCCATCACCAGCGGCTACTACCAGCTGCCGACGACCATTACCGGCAACGGCGCGATCCGCCTGACGGGCACGCTGACCGGGAACGTGACGATCGGTTTTCCGACCTCGGTCGCCCAGTACATCATCGACAACGAGACGGTGCAGGGCACGTTCACGATCCAGATCGGCATTGGCGGCTCGAGCTCGCTGACGCAGGGCACGCCGATCTCGATCACGACCAACAACCCGGCCAGCAATGCCGCCTACCGCTCGCTGGTCTACAGCGACGGCACCAGCGGCGCCAGCGCCAATACGGGCCTCCTGACGGCCGTCACGACCGCCTCCGGCGTCGTGCAGGTCTCCGGAGGCGGCACCGGCGCCACGACCGCGGGCGGGGCCCTGATCAACCTAGGCGGAACGTCTGTCGGCATCAGCCTTTTCACGGCCGCGTCGCAGGCGGCGGCCCAGACCGCGATGGGCGTAGACCAGATCCTTAACCCGATGCTGTGGGCGTAGCATGCCACTGATCTTCGACGCAACGTCCCAGCCCGGCATCCGCCGCGACGGCACGGTGCTCGACGGGCACCAGTACACGGACGGGCAGTGGTGCCGCTTCCAGCGCGGCCGCCCCCGCAAGATCGGCGGTTACCGCGTCGTCAGCCCCTACATGGACAACCTGATCCGGGGCCTGTACGTTCAGAACGCCTCCGGCCTGCAGTACGTCTATGGCGGGCACCAGTCCGGGATCGACTCCCTGACGGTCGACAGCAACGGCAGCGCCTCGGCGGTGGTGTCCCGGACTCCCACCTCGGCCGCGGTCTCCTACCAGACCTTGGCCGCCAACACCGCCGGCGTCAATGCGCTGGGCGGGCCCCTGCCGTCCATTACGGCCGCGTCCGCCTCGGGCGGCTCGACCAACATCGGGACCCTGACCTTTGCCTCGGCCCTGACGCAGGGCATCGGGACCAACTTCAGCGTCCAGCTGGCCGGGTTCACCAACACCCTCGTCGGCGGGTCCACGGGGTGGTGGAACGGCTACTTCACGGCGACGGTCCTGACGACCCTCACCGCCTCGATCAACCTGACCGGAAACGGGGCGCCGGCCGGCCTTTCCGGCGCCCCGACCACGCTCGGGAACGTCACGCAGGTCACCCCCAACCTGCAGTGGCAGTTCGACGTGATTTACGACACAGTAAATTTCCTCGGGCAGGGGGCCGGGAACTACCTCGTCGCGCACGCCGCCCCGAACGCAATCGACCCCACCAGCACGACCGTCGGCCCCATCTACGCCGGCCCGGTCTACGGGCAGGGGGCCTTGGTCCCGATCGTCGGGGCCAATATTCCCGTGTCCGCTGCTGGCGTTTCGGGGTTCAGTGGTGGTATATTGGCCATTCCACCGTTCTTGACCGCCTTCGGCAACGACGGTCTGTGGGCCTGCTCCAACACGACCGGGACCGGCACGGCGCAATATCAGGCGTCGCCCTTCTCGTTCTGCTCCTCCAATAGCGGGTCGAACTCACTCCTGACCTCGATCACCCGGCAAAAGATTGTCGCCGGCAGGCCCCTGCGCGCCGGCGGCGGCAACAGCCCCGCGGCGCTGTACTGGTCTCTGGACAGCCTGATCCGGGCCACGTTTGTCGGTGGCACGACCGTCTTTTCGTTCGACACGCTGTCGTCGAACATCAGCGTGATGTCGGGCGCGTCGATCATTGACTACGACGGCACGTTTTACTGGCTCGCGCAGGACCGGTTCATGCAGTTCAACGGCGTGGTCGCCGAGCTGCCCAACCCGTTCAGCCAGAACTGGCTCTTCGACAACATCAACCGCGCCTACAGCGGGAAGTGTTTTGCGTTCAAGGTGCCGCGCTTTGCAGAGATCTGGTGGTGCTACCCGCGCGGCAACGCTACGGAGTGCTCGCACGCGATCATCTACAACGTCCGCGACCAGATCTGGTACGACACCCCGCTCCCAGAGCAGGGCCGCTCTTCTGGATTCTTCAGCGCGGGCCTGCTGGGTCCGATCATGACGGGGACGCAGCTGAACACGTTCAACAGCGGCACGAACCAGTCCAACCTGTACCAGCATGAGTACGGCAAGGATGCTCTTTACGGCCCCTCCGTGTCGGCCGTGCAGTCGTCGTTTACAACGGCCCAGTTCACGCCGTTCGACGCCTCTCCCGCCTCGGAAGAGTCGCAAGCGATTCGACGCGTGGAGCCGGACTTTGTGCAAAGCGGTGACCTGTCGATGAACATCATCACGCAGGCCAACGCGAGGGCACCGCAGCAGGTGGTGGGTCCCTTCCCGGTGACCTCTTCGATCAACACGACCAGCTTCACGCAGACCGTGCCGGCCATAGCCGCAGGTCGCTTGATCTCGTTTCAGTTTGTGTCTTCGACCTTGGGTGGAGATTACCAGTGCGGCCGAATCATTGCCCACTCCGAGTCGTTCGGCGAGCGAATCATTAGCTAATGGCAGTCACGCTTCAATCGTTCGGCGGCGGCAACTTTTCAGGAAGCATAGAGGTCAGCGGCGCCTCGTTGCCCGGCGTCATCGACTTTGGTTCATCGTACTCCGCGGTTCTTGGATCCCTTACACTCGCCAGCACGTCGATGCTGTTTGGTTATTGGGTCGGGTATCCGGCACCCAACAACCCCTACGTCGCGCCGACCAGCGTGACCTTTGGCGGCAACGCCTGCACGGTAGCCTGTCACGCTTCAGGATTTTCGTTAGGCTCCGGGCAGCCGGACCGCGAGCTCGTGATGTGGTTCTGCCCGCTGACGTCGGGCACCACCTTCAGCGACTACAAGCTGCGCATCACGTGGCCCGGGTCGGTGACCAGCATCTTCGGTCTGGCGGGAGAGATTGCTTGCGCGTATGGCGTGGATGCGACGGCAACGGCCTTGCTGACTGGCGCAGAGGCGGTCATTACGCTTGGCAACAACGTCAACCCGGACCAGTGTACGTTTCCGTCGTCGATCTCGGCCGCCGTAGGCGACATGATCATGACCGTCAGTGGCGCGTACAACTGGGCCTACAGCGCGGCCGCGCCGGTGGTGTCGACGCCGTCTGGTTACACCAACACCACTGGCGGCTTTGTGTTGACCAGCGGCCAAGTCTACGCCATGGCCAGCAAGCCAGTCTCAGTCGCCACGGCCGACACGATTTCATGGCAGTACTATCGAGCAACGAGCTCGGGCGCGTGGGCCGCGACGGCCTTTGTGCTGAAGGCGCCCCTCGCGCCGCCCCCTGTCGTCAACCCGTCGTTCATTGCCCCCATCACCTACTTTGTCAAACCTGACAACGTCCCCTTTGTGGTTTGGGCGGCCAAGATGAACAGCGCCTTGAATGCCAGAGAGGGTGCGCTGATTGTGTCCGACGAGAAAAACTGGAAGACGTGGGCCTCTCGCATCGTGACCTTGTCGTCGATCAATTACCTCACCCCGCCGAGTCCGCTCAATTACACGGACTGGCGGGCTTGGGCGCGAGACTTCATCCGCACCCTTAGCCTTTCAGGACTCTGACTATGCCCGGCATGGCGGTACGAGCACCCACACGACAGGCAGCCCCCGCGCAAGCGGCGGGGCCCTCGTATCAGTCGTTGCTTCCGCAGTACGGGCAGACCCTGCGTGGTTTTCTCGAGAGCGGCGACTACGACAACGCGTGGAAATTTGCAACCACGCACGGCGACAACAGCAAGCTGTCACAGGCGCAACGCTCCGCGAACAACGAAGGCAACATCTACGCCGGCAGCTACGATCCTCTGACGGCCATGCTCGAAACGTCTGCCGGCCTGCAGAAGCTGGCCCCGAACAAGAAGTGGACGCAGCAGGACTACTCGAAGTTCTATCAGGCCGCCAACCCGTATTGGCACATGCAGGCGCAGGTCGGCAATGGCCAGATCGTCAATTCGGGCCTTGGTGAAAACCCGTACCGACAGGCGGGCGGGGTCAACTGGGGCACGAATGCCAACCTGTCGCAAGACGCCCTCACCAATTATCAGACGGCGCCCGGCAGCGCACCAGACCTTGCCCGTTTTGCCGGCAAGGCCGCGAACAACCCCAACTTCTTTCAGAAATACGGCTCGACCATCGCGGCGATTGCCTTGGCCTGCGTTGCCCCTGAGGCCATCGGTGCCTTGGGACCCATGCTGGGCGGAGGCGTGCTGGGGGGCACCGTGGCTGGCGCGGTCGTGGGTGGGGCCGGGACGGCGGCGATCGATGAAATCACGGGCCAGCCCCTGACGCTGAAGTCGGTCGGAGCCGGCGCCATCGGCGGAGCCATTGGTGGCTCTGGCGTCCTGAGCTCGTTGAACAGTGGCGTTGGCAACGTCGTTTCTGACTTCACCGGCTCGGACGCGATCGGCAACATCGTTGGCGACATGGCCGCCGGGGCCGGCAAGGGCGCGATCACCGGCGCCCTGACCGGGCAAGGCAAGAACATCGGCATGGGCGCTTTGCTGGGTGGAGTCGGCGCTGGCCTTGCTTCCGGGGTGAGCGAATTTGGCGACTCGTTCGGGCTCAACGATCAACTCACAAATGCGGCTGGCAAAGCGGCCAGCACGGCAGGCACCAATGCGATTAAGGGCAAGCCAACCTCTGGCCTCGGACTCGCTGAGAGCGCGGCAGCGGGCTTTGCGGGCAACGCAATCATGGGCGCTTTTAACGGCAGCGGCGGCTCTGGCAGCGGTATCTCGGACTCCAACACACCATCAAACCCCGCAACGGGGAGCAGCACTATGAGCGACAACAGCGACGGTTTGAGTTACATGGACTCGAACGGCAACGACATTTCGGACGCGATGTACTACGAACAGAACGGCATCGATCCGACCGATCCGTTCGGCACCAGCGCGCTCGACAATTTCACGCCGTCGACGCCGCAGGATCCCGGCTCTACCCCCTACGACAGCAACGGAAACCCGTTTACGATCAATCCGCCGGGCGGTGGCGGTGGTGGCGGTGGTGGCGGTGGTGGCGGTGGCGGCGGTGGCGGCGGCGGTGGTGGCCTGCAGCAGATCCTGTCCAAGCTCGGCCTTGGCAACAACACCAACCTCGCCACGGTCGGCGGCCTTGCCGGCCTTGCTGCGCTGATCGGCAAGGCGACCGGCGCGACCAAGTCCTCGAGCACGGCCTTCAACCCGCCCCCGCTGTGGGGCTCGCTGGATCAGGGCGGTGGGTATCAGGGCGCGCCGAACACGTTCGGTGCCCCGACCCAGACCTTCCAGCGCTCGCCGACGGTCGACTATGCCCATTACGGCGAGACGGGCCATACCCCCTCCCAGAGCTTCTTCCAGCCCGCTGGGGGCTACAACGACAACGGGATGGTCGCCGGTACCCAACCGTCCGGGACCCCCGTAAACACCGGCTCCGGGGCCCCCTCGGGCCTCCAGCAGGCCGCGCCGCACCAGCCGGTGACGCTCCCCGCCTCCGGCATCAGCTCGGCGCAGATCCCGCACCAGCCGCAGATGGGCCAGATGCCCCTCGCGCCGCAGGCGCGCCCGGCGTGGCAGCGCCCGGACTTCGATCGCTTCCCGCAGGGGCAGCGCGCGCACGGTGGCTACATCGACGGCGAGCACCACTACAACATGGGCGGCGTGGCCGGGTCCGCGGACGGCACGCCGGACCCCAGCAGCACGACCCAGCTCAATGGGCAGCTGACCAACGGCAACGTCAACGGCAACCACTCCCAGCCGGTGGGCGGGGCCCTTCCGGGCCTGCAGACACTGCAGCAGTCAATGGCGCCGGAGCATTCCCAGCAAGCGTCGGGCCTGCAGCAAGCGAACGGACTATTCATGGGACAGATGCCGCTTTCCGGACAGACCGGTCAGCAGTATCAGGGCACCGGTAGCCAACAGTATCAGGGTACCGGTAGTCAGCAGTATCAGGGCACAGACAGCCAGCAGGCCCAGCCTTTGAACAACGTGGGTGGCGGTCTTTTTGCCGGGATGCCGGCGGCGGGCGGAAGCCCCTCGCAGACCATGCAGCAGGTGCAGGCGTCGCCCTATACGGCCGCCCCGAACCCGGCCCCGCTGCCGGTGCAGTCGACGGCCAACAGCGCCCCCGGCGCTCAAGCGCAGGCCTCCACCCCGGGCACGACGACCCCCGCAATCCAGCAGGCGAACCCGCAGATGGGAACATCGGCCCTACGGCCGTCCATGGGGCAGATGGGCGTGCAGGGCTCGACGGCCCCCAGCGCGCGACAGGCGCATTCCGGCGTGACGACCCACATCGGCAACATGCAGGGTCCGAACGGCGACGGCCGCCAGCCGTGGCAGATCCCGATGTCGCACTGGAACCAGCAGCGCGGCGGGTATCACTTTGCGGACGGCGGCGATACCAGCCACCCGGACATTACGCACGGCAACGTCCACGGCAACCCAAACCCAACCGTCTGGGACCACATCCGCGAAATCTTTGCAGAGCCGGCGCAGCCGCACCCCGTGCCGTGGCACGAGCCGCACGCGCACGGTGGGCACTTCCCGCAGGCGCACGAGCACGGCGCGCTCGGCGCGCTCGCGCCTGACATGTCCAGCCCGCCGGACCACATGGGCAACTCGCGCCACAACTACACCGGGAACATGACCCAGTCCTCGGGCCGCGCGGACGACATCAACGCGAAGCTCGCCAACAACGAATACATCATGGACGCGGAGACGACCGCCTTGGCAGGTGACGGCAACCCCGACGAGGGCGCGCGTCGCTTTGACAAGCTGCGGGAAGAGATCCGCAAGCACAAGGGCAAGGCGCTCGCGAAAGGCAAGATCAGCCCGAACGCCAAGCCGCGTCTTTCGGCCTACAACCACGAACTGGTGCGCTAATGTCGTACAACCCCAACTCTGGCGGTAATGGCGGCGGGGGAGCCCTGAGCTTTTTGTTCAACGGCTCGCCGCCGCCGTCGACCTCGAGCTACAACCAGCAATCTTCGCAGCTGCCGAAGTACTACACCGACTACGCGCAGAACATGCTGCACGTGGCCAACAACTGGGCCTCGCAGCCGTACCCGACCTACACCGGACCCCGCGTCGCTGCCCTCAATCAGGACCAGCAGAACGCGTACGGACAGGTGCGTGACGCGTCACAGGCCTACAACGGTTACGCCGGCGCGGGCGCTGGCGCGATCGGCATGTCGATCGATCCGAGCCATTCTGGCTTGAACGCCGCGAGCCCGTACCTCAACGAAGCGAATCAAGGCATCGCAGGACAGATGGGGCAATTCTTCAACCCCTACACGCAGGCCTCGAACCAGAACCTCGCCGACAACATGGCCCACAACTACCAGACCAACATCCTCCCGGGTCTGGCGAATCAGTTTGCGGCCGCGGGTCAGTTGGCCGGGCCGGGCTCGACCCGGATGGGCGACATGCAGAACGAGGCCGCCCGCAACGAGCAGCAGGCGCTGTCGCAGGGGATCACCGCGAACAACCTCGGCGCGTTCAGCGGCGCCATGCAGGGCGCCGGCGCGCAGGCGAACCTGCAGGCAAACCTTGCAAGCACCGCCGGAGGTCTGCAGCAGAACGCAAACTCCCTCGGCGTCAACGCCGGCACGGCCCTTGCCAACGTCGGGCAGACCGGCCAGAATACCGCCCTCGGCGGAGCCAGCGCGCTCAATGCCATTGGCCAGCAGCAGCAGGGCCAGACACAGAAGAACCTCGACACGGCCTACTCGGACTTCCAGAACCAGTTCAATTGGCCGATGACGGGCGTCAACGCCGAACACAGCATCCTCTCCGGAATGCAAGTCCCGGCTGCCCAGCAGCAGTACAGCTACGGCATCAATCCGCAAGCGACGCAGCCGGGCTTTTTCAGTCCTTCGGGCCTGAACCAGCTGCAGAACATTTTCGCCCCCGGGGCCGTCAAGCAGGCCACGGGTCCGAACGGACAGGGCTAAGGATCACACATGGCACCGCAGATCGACCAGACTGACGGCACGAGCATTGCTCAGGGCCCGGATGGCAACGCCATCAACCCCGACAACGGCGCGCCCGTTGATAGCGGCCTGAATCAGGCGAGCCCAAAAAAGACCGGCCGTGCGTTTGAGCAAGACCTTGCGCACCAGTTCTACGATGAACGTGCGCAGGCCCAGCGCCAGTACGAAGACTCGCAGACGATGTACTCCGAGTCCGCAAAGCAGGCCCGCGAAGTGCTGCAGAAGGCAACCGATCGCCTGACGGCCATGCAGCACGGCCCGAGCCAGCAGGAGCTCGCTTTGCGTTATGGCGCGGCCGCCCTGACCGGCGGCCCGGACGCGACGCGCGGCATCGCCGCCTCGCAGGCCGAGCTCGCCAAGGGCCTCGCCGAGCGGCGCACCGAGTCGGAGGGCGCACTTGACAAGCTGACCGGTTTCGGTACGCAATCGGCCAACCTCGGCATGAGCTCCGCGAAATTGATGGAGCAGCAGGCCCTATCGCGGATGAACAACCTCTCCATGCGGGAGGTGGCCGCGGGCCGCGCGGCGACGACCGGCGTCCCGTGGTACGTCGAGCAGTTTGGGGGTGGGTTCCAGATGGCCCCCGGCGCGGAGAACGTGCTGGCCCAGATCGACTACGCCAAGCAGTACTGGAAGGTCCAGAAGGCGACCCTCCCGGACGGCTCGACCACCTACACCTACAACGGGCAGCTGCTGGGACAGACCCCGGGCAGCGGCGCTCCGGGCGCCATTGGCGCTGCGGGCCGCCCGCAGGTGTCAGGAGCCGGACTGCCGGCCGCCACCGCCGCGGCCACCGTCGCCCCCAGCGTGTCATGGAACGATGGCGGAATGCAGGGCGCGATCGCCGCGGTCAATCAGCCCGGCGCGCAGGTCCGCTACGAGCCGGCCGGCCCCGCCGGCAGCGTCAAGCTGATCGTGAACGGGGCCCCCGTCGCGTTTGGCCCGCAGTCGGAGATCGACGCCGCGATCCGGGCCGGGACGCAGACCGCGGCCAGCGCCCCCGTCGCCGGCAAGCCAGAGCCGACCCAGCCGGGAGCAGAGCAGAAGTACCCCGGCGGCACCGCCTACAAGAGCGCTTGGACCCCGCCCGCGGTCTATACCCAGTACACGCCCGCGTTGGCCGCGAAGCAGTACGCGCCGATCTACGAACACATTGCGGAGGAGGCCGTCAAGGACATCCGCCCCGTCTCGCTTCCGCAGCAGCAGGGTCATTTCGGCGAGGCGGCCGGCAGCAAGAACGCCTACGACGAGGACAAGAAGTACGCCGAGGCGACCGACAAGGCCGTCGCGGCCGACTCAATGGGCGCGGGCAACAAGCTCCTGATCGCGCAGCACATGCTCGACGACATCAACAGCGGCAAGATGCACCCCGGCGCGCTTGGTCAGGCGCTACTACCAATTCGTTCCCAGCTGGCGACGCTGGGCGTGCTGCCGCCTGATGCTGCGGCCAGCGATGAGGCGTTCCAGAAGTGGGCCCGACAGCTGTCGTCTGCCGACCTCAAGAATCTGTTCGGCGGCCGCGTTACGAACATGGAGCTCGAACAGCAGATCAAGTCGAACCCGAACGGCGCGATGTCTCCGGAAGGCATGAAGGCCCTGCTCAAGCTCGAGATCGAGAAGGACACGCTCAACCTGCACCGGGCCGCGATGTGGAACCTCTACCGCACCGACTACCACGGCGCGGCGCGCAGCTTCGACTCGTGGTACAACAAATACTGGAACCCCTACGACGTTTCCAAGACCCGCATGGCCATCACGGCCATGAACGACCTGAAGAAGCAGCAGGCGGCCTATGCCCAGTCGGTTGCGGCCCCTCCCTCGACCGCGGCCCAGACCTCACGGACGCCCGTCACAAGCACCATCCGCTCCATCCCGAGCGCCTACCAGTCGCGCATTGACGCGATCCGCGCCCGACTTACCCCCACCCCGGCCCCGGCCGCACAACCGCAGGTAGCCCCGAATGGCAACCCCTGATCCAGAAGCGCTTGCCCTCGCGGCAGAGATGCGTGCCGAGGGGCACGAGGTCCCGCCGGACATCCTTGCCGCGGCCGGCCTTGACGCCCCGCACGCGCCCGGTCAGGACATGGGGCAGGGCCCGACCGTCCAGCGCGCGCAGGAGCTCCACGACCTCGACCGCAAGGCGGCCGCGGACGCCTACGCCGGGATGGGCCCGTTCGCGCAGCGTGCAACGTCGACCGGGCAGGGCGCGGTCCACGCCTACAACGCCCTGAAGCACCACCTTGGGCTGATGTCCGATCAGGACTACGCCAACGCCAACACGATCGATGAGCCGGCGAAGGAGGCCCACCCCGGCTACAGCATGGCCGGCGAGGCCCTCCCGTTCATGATCCCGGGCCTGAACGTCGGCGAGCTCGCCGGGCTGGGGGCCAAGTACGGGATCCCCGCCGCCAAGAGCGCCGTCACGGCCCTGCGCAACCCGATCGTGCGGGGCGGGGCCGAGGGCATGGCTCAGGGCGCGATCACCTCCGATAACGCGTGGGAGGGCGCCGGAGAGGGCCTTCTGGGTGGCGCCGCGATCCCGGGGGCCTTCCATGGCGCCGGGAAGCTGGTACACGGCATGAATATCCGCCCAGAGGCCCGTGCCCTTCTGGACCGGTGGGGTCCGGACCGGATGCGCCTGACCCCGGGCCAGATGCTGGGCGGGGCATGGGGCCACGTCGAGGACACCCTCCGCCCGGCGATCCCGGGCCTCGAGACGCTCCGGGACAACCCGAAGCGGGACTTCGCCCACAACCTGATCGCGGACGCCGCCGCCCCGGCCTACCGCGACAGCGGCGTGGCCATGCCGGCCCACGAGATCCCGAGCTCGGCCCGCGCCTCTGGTATGCGGGACGCCTACAACTCCGCGCTCGACTCCTATGACCCCCTCTACGGTTCGGTCCGGCCCTACCCGTGGCAGCCGAACATGTTCAACCTGACCGGGAGCAGCCCGACCGTCCTGAGCCAGATGGCGGCCGAGGCCGGCGCGCGCGGATCGGGCGTGACCGACTCCGCCCGCCGCAAGGCGACGCAGGTCATGCAGGACATCAACTCCGGCTACCCGAAAGGTCACCCGATCCGGCTCCCGCTGTCGGACATGACCGCCGGCGACGCGATCGACCTTCGCTCCGCCGCCCGGGCCGCGGCTCGGAACCTGCCCAACGACCCGAACGCGGCCGGGTACGGCGCCCGGCCCTTGGTCCGCAACGCGTCCGATGCCGTGACTCGCTCCCTCGAGAACCAGCTCCCGACGGAGGCCGTCAATACCCTCCGCACCGGCGACCGCAGTTTCCGGGACCTGATGAACGTGCAGGGCGCGATCGACAACACCCCCGCCGGGGCGGACTGGTTCACCCCGGCCCAGTACCTGCGGGAAGCGGAAGGCAACAGCACCGCCCGGCAGCGCGTCACGGGGCGCGGGCTGGACCCGAACGTCGACACTGCCAACCACGCCGCGGCCCTCTTCCGGGAAGACCCGAAAACGGGCTACGCGCAAGCCAAACTGGCGGCGCTGGCCGGAAAAGCAGCCGTTGGGGCCGGGATCGTCGGGACCCACGCCGCGTTCCCGCTGATGGCTGCCGGGAGCCTGCCGCTCGCCTTTGGATACACCCCATGGGGCCGGGCCGCCATCGCCGGCATGTCTCGCCCGCAGCGGATCGCACAGCGCGGAATGGAGCTCTTCAATCAGGGCCTCGACCGGGCCTCGACGGGGATGGTCCCGGGGCAAGACCTGCGGCTGCAGGAGCTCCTGTCCAAGTACGGCACCCAGCAGGGCGGGGCGACGCTCGGGGCCCACGAGGCGACCGACCGCTACAACGTCCCGATGCGGATCCCCTTCCCGGCCGCGGCTCTGGAGGCCGCGCACGAGCCGGAGGTCCAGCAGTTCCACGTCGGGGGCCCGGCCCGGGAAGACGTCCAGTTCGCGGACGGGGGCAAGGTCGACCCGTCCCTGATAGACCGTTTCATCGAGTACCTCCGGAGCCAGCTCGGGATCATCCCCGGTGGCGGAGAGATACCGACCCACCCCCACGACAATGGACCGTCAGGCCCGACAGGTGGTGGGGTCTCTGTGATGCAGGCGGCAGATCAACAGTCATAGTGACCAAGCCCCGGGGCCGGTAGAGCTCATACCTCCACTTTGCCGGCACGAACCGATACAGCCCGCGGGCGATTAACTTCACGAACAGAAGGAAGATCATCGCCAGCGCAAGCCGAACGATAACCGAGACGACGGTGTTCAAACGCAACTCCTAGGAAACAAGATGGCAGTCACAGAAGCTCAAAAGCGCTGGCGTTCTCGCAATAAAGAACAAATGAAAATCAATCGAAAAAAGGCGTACGCTTCTACAGCAAAGTATGCTGTTGCCGCCAGAAAAGCAACCCCAGAGGGTTGGGCAAAAGCTACTTTACCCAGATTGCGGTATAGAGCCCGAAAAGCCGGACTTGAATTTGATTTAAGGTGGGAAGATATTGTTCCCCCCACTCATTGCCCCGTCATGGGCATGCCACTGCAATTAGCGGGCAAGCGCGGGCAAATGAATTGGCATTCTCCTAGCGTTGATAGATTCGACAACAGCTTTGGTTATACACGAAATAATGTTCGTGTAATCAGTAACCGGGCAAATATCTTAAAAAAAGACGCCTCTTTAAAAGAGATTCGTCAATTGTTGGCCTACATGGGCGGAGGGTAACTCTACGACTACGATCGCTTATCGAGAAGGCATTTTGGCAGCGGACAGTCAGGTGACGGTTGACTCGGAAGGTGGCGGCTCTCGCAAGTTCAAGTGCGAGAAGCTGTACCGGAGAGAGGTGCCGAAGCTGGGGGAGTGCATTATCGGTCTGGCCGGGGGCTCGTTCGATGGTCTGGTGTTCCTCGACTGGCTCGTCACGGGCGACGTGGATGCCCCGCAGCGGCTGCTTGACGGCGCGGCCGACTTCACGGCTCTGGTCCTGTCCAAGGAGGGCCTGTTCGAGTACGACCTCTGGTGCCGCCCGGATAGGGTCCTCGAAAAGTTCTACGCGGTCGGGAGCGGGGCCAAGGCCGCCCTCGGCGCAATGCACATGGGGGCGGACGCCAAGAAGGCGGTCGAGATCGCGTGCCGGATCGACCCCTACACCCGGCCCCCGATCACGGTCATGTCCCTTGCGGCGACCCCCAAGCCGAAGTCAAGCCGCCAGCGGACTGCTGTACATGCACCAGAAAAGGCGGTAGAGTCAAGTAGTTGAACCATCCACGGAGAGACACTTGACAACCAATCATCGACCTGACATCACGGTAGCGCAAGCGGTAGCGGCTTACGAGCAGTACGGATCCCAGAGGGCGGCCGCGGAGGCGCTGGGCGTAAACCAGTCCACGGTCTGCCGCAAGCTGCGGATGAACGGGGAGTCGTCCTATCATCCTCCTGCCGAAGGATTCTACGTCAAGGGCGTCTCGACCCTCTACAACGCGAACGGAGAGGTCTCCGCGCAGTGGGTCAAGACCAGCATCGAGCAGGAGGACCGGGCCAAGGCGATCATCGCCGCGCTCAAGCTGGAGCTGGCCGACATCGAGCCGGCCCCGGCGCTACCCCCAGCCCTGCCGAACGCGCACACGGACCAGTTCCTGACGGCGTACCCGATCGGGGATGCCCACTTCGGGATGTACGCATGGGCCGAGGAGGCCGGGGAAGACTTCGACCTCAAGATCGCCTCGGATGACCTTCTTGCGGCCGCGACGCGGCTGCTGTACTCGTCGCCGAAGACCAAGGACTGCCTGATCATCAACGTGGGAGACTTCTTCCACGCCGACGACGGCACGGCCCGGACCCCGCAGCACGGGAACAAGCTGGACGTCGACTCGCGGCACTTCAAGGTGCTCCGGACCGGGATCAGGGTCTTCGTGCGGATGATCACGCTATCATTGCAACGGCACGATAACGTCTACGTTGTTATCGTGCCGGGCAACCACGACCCGCACAGTTCGATGGCCCTGTCGCTGGCGCTCGAGCAACGCTTCTGCAACGAGCCCCGGGTCAAGGTCGTTGGCCACCCGAGCCCGTTCTATTACCACGAGTTCGGGAAGAACCTGATCGGCGTCACGCACGGCGACACGGTCAAGCCCGAGAGGCTGATGGAGCTGATGGCCACCCACCAGCGCGCGGCGTGGGGCCGGGTCGAGTACTGCCACTGGATCACGGGCCACGTGCATCATAAGCGAGTCTTTGAGTCGTCTGGGGGCGTAGTTGAATCGTTTAGAACGCTTGCCGCGAAGGACGCGTGGCACCACATGAGCGGATACAACTCCGGTCGAGACATGTGCTCGATCGTCTACGACAAAGAGCACGGCGAGTACGAGCGACACCGCGTCGGACTGTCCATGCTCAGGAACCCCAATGCCGAACCCATTCCTCGACTACCTCGCTGACCGGCAGTCCCTGCACAACCGGGCCCCGGACCCGCAGCTCAAAGAGCTTTGGAACCGCTACGTCGCTGACAAGCTGACGCAGTACGGCGAGGCGCACGGAGCGCGCTCTCTTGCAAACGAGGGGAACGGCTCCGTGATTGGCGGGCTGGCCGGCGACCTTGGCCATGCCCTTCACGTCGATGACTACCGCCCTTCCCCCGAGGCCGAGGCGCTCTACGCAAACCCGGTCCCGGGTGAGGTCCAGCTTCATCCGCTGGTGCAGGGCGCGCGGACCGCGGTCGACGTCACCAAGGGCCTCGGAAAGTCGTTGGCGAATACGATCGCCAAGGGCTACGGGGCCGCGGTCGGTTCCGACTACCGGCCCTTCCCGAAGCCGTTCGAGGGCGCGGACCCCCAGTCGATCCGGTTCCTGTCCCACGCCTCGGACGCCGCGCAGGACCTTGCCGGAACCCCCGCCTTCAAGCTGCCGGCGATGGCCTACGACTACCTCCGGGAGGGCGCCGCGGGCGGCGCGCGGGCCCTAGGAGGCCCGGAGGTGGGCGGTGTGACCTACGGCCTGATGTCGGCCGTGCCCGACGCCTTTCTGGCGGAGGGCGGCAGCGTGGGAGAGGCCGCGGCGGGCGTCGGTGACGC